TGGTTTTATTAATTATTGGATTATGATGGATACTCTTTTGTGGTATTATGCTAGATCAACTAAGCAGGCATATATAGATCCATTGAGTTTAAGAATATTAGATGCCGAAGGTGCATCTGTAGCATACATGGAATTTACAGATTGTATTATGAATTCTATTAACGAGTTAAATTTAAACTTTGCGGAAAACGTTGCATCCTTTAATACATTTGAGGTTACATTCTATTATAATAAATTAAATCTTAGATTAGAGGTAGAATAAAATAAAATAAGATAAATATAATCATGGCAGAACAAAAAACATACACGTTTTGGGGATCTAACCCAGAAAAAGGAGATCGTTTTGATAAAGCAGAGGACTGGATAGCAGCTGTGTTTGAAACTGAAGAAGAAGCAAATGCTTTTGCATCTTCTGAAGGTAAAGGTTATAAATTTACAGGTATAAGTAATTACGACATCAAATCAGGTATACGCGTAGCTAGTGGCTTTCACAGTGCTAGAATATTTTGTGAGAATATGTCTGAAAACAAAGCTAAGAAGGAATTACAGAATTTAAACACTAGATGCTCAGCTTACTTTAAAAAACCTGTAAAAGGTGGAAGCTACGTTAAATTCGATAAAGACGGATTCGTTGAAGGTGAAGGATATGAGTTTTACTCAAATGCAGATAATGGAATTCAGGAGTCTATAAAATCATTAAAACACTTACTGTTGTTTGAACAATTTATTAATAAAGCTTAAGTGTAATAAACAAAAATATATAATACATGAAAACATTTAATAAATACTTAATCGAGAACACTATCACTGAGAATGATATGAAACTTGTTAACGAAGGTCTTCAAGAAGAATGGACTCCTGAATTAGAAGCTAAAATAGATGAGGCTTTAGAATTATTCGAAAAGGAATACATGAGAGAAGATGGTACATATGACCTAGAGAGACTTAACGAAGAAATAACAAATGAAGGTTTCTTTGGTTCTATTATAGGTGGTTTAACGGGGTTTGCGTTAGGTAAATCAGTTGGTAAAATGGTGGCAAAGGTTTTAGGTATTCAAAAGGGTATCTTTTATGATCTATTAACTTCGAGACTTGTAGGTGCCGCTCTAGGTGCTAGTCTTGGTAAAAAACTATAAATGAATTACCTCGCAGTAGATTTTTCTTTAAATTCTCCAGGTTTAGCCATATATAATGATAAAAAAAAGAGTTATCATTTTATTAGTTACATAAAACCAAAAACAGGAACTAAAGCAGAACAAAAACTTCAAGAAGAGATTTCTTTATTAGAAGATGTTACTTTAGTTAATCAACCTGATTTTACAAACAATGAATCTTTCTCAAGCGCCGAACTCTTAAAGGTAAAGAGATATGATAAAATGGCTGATGACTTAATCAACCTAATATTACAAAATTCTTTTGAAGGTGATGGTTTCACTATAGCATTTGAAGGTACTTCTTATGGTTCTAAGATGGGAACTAATAATATGATTGACATGGCAGCAGGAGCCGCAATCTTAAAGCTTAAACTTTTAAAGACCTTAAATCCAGAAGATTTACTTACTGTTGCTCCTACCACAATTAAGAAGTTTGCAGGTAAAGGTAACATGAATAAACTACAATTATTTGAAGCTTACCAAAAAAATGTGAACGAAGACCCAATCTTAGCTAAAAGCCCTTTGTGGAAAATAGTTAAAGACCTTGAAATTGGGAAAAAGATCCCGAAACCACTTGACGACCTTGTTGACGCTTATTTTCTCGTTGCATACGTTGCAAGCTTCCAAGCCTAATCTATCTTCTGGCTTAACTAACATTTGTTATATGTAAGTTGTATAAAACTGTTTCATTTTAAATTAAAAAAAAATAATTTAACCTCCGGTGAAACAAATTTAAATGTAGATATATAATAAGTATATTAACAAAAGCTAAGATATTAGTCAATTTTATGTTGTGTACTACTGAAATCATGAACCTGAACAAAGCTCTCATTATAATGGTGCGAGAGCAAAAGATCACGACACAAGAGCGTGAAGACTTACTTCGTAAAGCTGGTTTACAAAAACTAGAGAGCAACAGGTGGCAAGATTCAGAAGGTGCTATACTTACAATGCAAAATATTTGAAACCTTTTGTAATATACATTTATAAGAACTGAAAGTAATTTCAAGGTAAACAAATTTAACAAACTAAACAATTTAAAGGTATGAGTGATTCATTTGACATTTTTAACTTGGGTGTAGAAGACGTAGAAACGCATCAGGCACCCACAAGTACAGCTTCAAACGAAGTGTACAAACCAACCGCAGACGACGGTAAAGACGGAACTTACAAAGCACTAATTCGTTTTGTACCAAATCCAGAAAACCCTCGTAATTCCCTAATCCAAAAATATGTACACTGGTTGACAAACTCAAGTGGTGATGGTAAACTAGTTGATAGTCCATCTACTATCGGTGAGAAGTGTCCAATTGCAGACGTATTTTGGAAACTACGTAAATCAGATTCAGCTGTAGATCGTAAATCTTCAGAGAAACTGAAAAGACGTCAACAATACTATTCTCTAATTAAGATCATTAAAGATCCACAGAACCCAGAATTAGAAGGTACTTACAAAGTATTCAAATTCGGTTACAAAATTAAAGAGAAAATTGACGCTGAGTTGAAACCAGACTTTGGTGAACCAACACAAGTATTTGACCTTTTTGAAGGTAAGAACTTTGAGTTGATCATTACACGTCAAGGTGAATACAACAACTACGACAAGTCTAAATTTTCTGCTAGTCAATCTGCGATCATTATGGGCGATGCTCCAGCAGAAAGAACAAAAGAGACTATGACGTCTATCAAAGAAGAATTAGAAAATGCACCTTCATTGAAAGGTTATGATTATCAAGCATGGGATGAGGACACTCGATCATTTGTAAACGATGTATTGAGAATGTACTTAAATCCAGGTGATTCTATCGCAGAAGTTACTACAATGACTACTAAGAAAACTGCAAAAGCTACAAATACATCTGCACCAACAGCTGTAGCTGAAGCTCCAGTAACAACAGAGTCAACTTCAAGCGTATCATCAGAAGATGATCTAGATTCTTTCTTGAATGATCTCGACATCTAATATACAACTTACTGAAGAGTTAAAGGATAAAATAAGATATGCACTTAAACAAGTAGTATCTCAAGTACATCCTGAACCTAATAAGAAGCTACTAAAGGACATGCATGGGCGAATAACCTGTGCATGTCCCTATTGTGGTGATTCCCATTCGGACGATACCAAAAAACGAGGTAATATCTTTTGGGACACTCTACAATATCACTGCTATAATTGTAGTTATCACACTAATTTATATTCCTTTCTAAAAGATCATGAAGTTAAATTAGCCACAAGTGATGATTCATTTATGGTTATAGATTATATTAAACAAAATAAGATACAGGTTAATTCAGAATCTGTATTAAAACACGATTCATTAAGAAAGGTTCAAGAACTATCAATTGATATAGATACATTTAAAGCTAAATTTAAGGCAAAGGTAATAGAACCTGGTGATTGGATTTGGTTTCAATTAAAAGATAGATTATTACATAATAGAGTAGATGATTTTTTATATTCTGAAAAAGAACATAGGCTTTGGATTCTTAATTTTGGTGCAGATAATAAAATCATAGGTGCACAGACACGTAGAATGAAGGGTTATGGGCAAAGATATCTAACATATGATTTACCAAAACTATATGAAGAGATGGGAAAACCTTTAGAATTATCTAACGAAGAACTAACATCTCTTACCAAAGTATCAACACTATTTGGAATTATGCAATTAAATTTTCAAAGATCTATCACTATATTTGAAGGACCATTAGACGCTAAGTTTATGGCAAATTCCCTAGCCCTTGCAACAGCTGGCAGATCAACCGATGATTTTGATGAAATACCAACTGTCAGATATATGTTTGATAATGATCAAACCGGTAAAAAGAAAATGGCCGAAAAACTAAAGAAAGGCAGACCTGTTTTTATGTGGTCAAAATTTCTTAAAGAAAATGGGTTAGATAAATATAATATCAAAGATCTTAATGATTTGATGTTGAAATGTTTTGAGCTTAAAATCGATGCTCATAAAAAGATCGATCAATATTTCACCTCTAGTCAATTAGATTTATGGTATGTATAGAAGATATTAGTATAATGGTTGAAGACAACTTCGAAGAATTTCAAAAAGACAGTGACAGGTTTAAAGGTATGAAACTTTTAATAGATTTCAAACCGTTAGATCTAAGTATTGAGTCACCTGATATTGAAATGCCAAAACCTAAATTTAAGAAAAGACAAATAACGTCTAAGTTCATTAAACCTAATCCCAACAAGAAATCATTATTTTAATATGAGTAAAGAAAATATTTTAGCATTGGACCGCAAATTAAGTGGCCAAAGAACAGAGTGGACTAATAATATTAAAGGATTAGCACAGAGTTTAAGAAATTTAAACACTATGGAGGAAACTATTGCTGAAGTATTATCTTCTAGACAATCTCTCGTTGAGCAGATGTCTTATTTAAATATGAAAGTAAAAGAACAGAAGAATAAAGTAGCAGTTAGATACAGAGAAGCTTATATTAGATATTATGAATATGATTATAAGTTAGGAGAAAAACAAAAAGAGAAGTTTATTGAAACAGATCTAGCTGATGAAAACATGATATTATCTCATTTAGAAAACCAAGTGGAATTCTTTAGAGATTCGGTAAAAACTCTAGATAACATGGGTTTTGCCATTCGTAATAGACTTGCATTAAAAGATCTATAACGACAAATAAAAATGCTCTAACAATGTGGAGCTTACATTAACTGAAAACAAACAGTTGTTACGCATTGATGTAGCAACTGAATTAGAATTGGAACAACTTAATATTTCTTTAAATAGAAGAATTGAGTCTTGGCGTTTTAACCCCTTAGTCAAAAAGGGTTTATGGGACGGTTATGTTTCGTATATTAAGGACGATAAGTGGATTCCTTCCGGTTTGTGGCGAGAAGTCATGGGTATATGTAAAGAATATAAATTTGAATTTAAATTAAACGGTATTACAGATATATTTGATACCAATATAAATCAAGAAAAATTTACACAATGGGCATTAGATTTTTTCGAAAAATCAGAAATAACACCCAGAGATTATCAAATAGAAGCAGCTTTTAATATTTTAAAATTTAAAAGATGTCTAAGCGAATTGGCGACTTCTGCAGGTAAAACGTTAATTTCTTTTTTAACAGTTGCTTATTTATTAGAACATGAAAAGGCTAAAAAAATCTTATTTATAGTTCCTAATGTTTCTTTAGTAGTACAAGCAAGTGAAGATTTTTTAGATTATAACTATAGAAATGCGGTAGACATAAAAGTACAACAAATATATTCTGGTCAAAAAATAAGACCGGGAAGAAATGTAGTCATAGGAACTTATCAGTCTCTAGTTAAAAAAGATAAATCTTATTTTAGTGAATTTGATGCTATAATTGTAGATGAAACACATAAGGCAAAATCAGCGTCTATTAAAACTATCCTTCAAAAATGTGTTAATGCGGACTATAAATATGGATTATCAGGTACTATACCAAAAGAAGGTACTTTAGATAGATTAACATTAATGGCGTATACAGGACCTCTCATTACTGAAATAAGTGCAAATTACTTGCAAAATGAAGGACATATTGCTGGTTGTAAAGTAAAAATAATTAAAATGGATTATGCTCCTCAATCTACAAAGGATGCATTTAGAGAGATGTCACAAAATAGATATGAAAGCAAAGACGTTTTTAAATTTGAACAAAACTATGTCATTAATTCACCAGGCAGGCTTAACTTTATTACAAGTATTATTTCCAGAGTACGCGGTAATAGTTTGGTCCTTTTCCACAGGATTGAACATGGTAAAAAAATATATGAAAAACTTCGCAGAGACAGTGATAAAACTGTTTATTATGTTGACGGCGGAATTGATAAAGATATACGAGAAGAACATAAAAAGAAAATGGAAGCAGGTGAAGAAGTTGTTATTGTTGCCTCTTATGGTACCTTCTCAACAGGAATCTCAATCAAAAAAATTCACAATATCTTTTTTACGGAATCATTTAAATCAGAAGTAATAATTAGACAATCAATCGGTCGAGGATTAAGACAACATAAATCCAAAGACAGTGTAAATATTATTGATTTCGTAGATGATTTAAGCTCATCTGATTGGGATAACTATTTAATAAGACATGCTAAAGAACGCCAAAGAATCTATAGAGAACAGAAGTTCAAATATGATATTAAAAATGTAGATTTTGAAGGAGATATATAATAAAATAATAACATTCAAAAAACAAAAACAATATTATGCAAAAATTAAAATCTTTTCAACAATTTGCTACAGAAGTTCAAATTTCTAATACTAGGAAAATTGAAGAAGAAGCAATCGCAAAAAGAAGTAATGAAGCAGAAACATTTAAAAACTTACTCTCTGAATTTAATGTTACTTCTGTTAAAGAATTAACTGAAGATCAAAGATCAGAATTTTTTACTAAATTAAGAGGTGCTGAAATTAACGAAGCAGTTACACTTATCGAAGAAGGTACAAGAGGTCAATTTGGTAAAATTGACAAGAAGGGTAATATTACATCGATATACACTCATTATGATTCGTATCCAGAAAATATGTTACCTATTATTAAAAAATCTTTTAAAAATTCAAAATCAGTAGATGCGGTTATTGCAAAGGGTGATTGTTCAGGTTTAGAAACTAGTATCGATAAGATAAATTTTTATGGAGATGGTGGCAAACCATCTACAGGTGATATATCAAACATTTCAAAATATTTAAGAAATGTAGCTGATGACGGAGGTGCTGAATTTGTTTATCTTTGGGACGAAGCTAACAAAGAATGGTTAATGGCAGATATTTACGGTAACGGTTATGATGAATTGGTACCAGCGTTTGAATCTGTTTCAGTTTCTGTAAATGAAGCTATTGCAGTACAATTTAAAAGAGATGCTAAGAAAGTTGTTACAGTTTACAATAACTTGTTTGCAAAAAAACTAACTGACTTGGGTGCAATGTCAAATGAATCAGTATTGGGATGTATTAAGTACTTATTTGAAAATGCAATGGAAGACGCAAACTT